TATATCTTAGATCCATCGTTAGCTAAGTTCATTGTATTATTTGCAGACCTAAAATTATCTTCATTTAACACTGAAGCTTTAGCATCAAAATCACTATTAGACATATATTGCTTTTCTGATAAAACATATTTAATACTATCTACGTTATTATTTGTAGTGGTTGTAACTGACGCATGATTAGGATCTGGTCGAGTAATAGTAAACCAGTAGTGGTATCTTTCTATATAAACCGTTTGAGTTACGATTCTATATTTAATTGTAGCAGATAAATTCTTGATAAAATTAGCATTAGGAGAAAATAAACTTAAAACTGTTGGTGATAGAATGTTATATTTATTAGTGTCTAATGTTATATTCTCGGTAAATGGAATATTTTTACCATTGATTAAAACACCGTCAACATTTATATCTCTATAAGGTTGTAGAGAATATAATTTGGTTTGATCAGAATTAGCGTAATTGACATATTGATATACTTGCTGCTGACTTCCTTCAACATGAAAATCATTATTTAGTGATGATACGATTTCTTTATCATAACTAGAAGTATAATGTTTATTAGTGATTTTATTATTAACATTTACCTCCAGTTCTAAATTTTTAAAGTATCTAAATTTTGGATGATTTGTATCAGGATTAAAGGACAAAGTACCATTATTGTTCTGAATATAGGTATAATTATCGACATCTTGTATTCTCTTACAATAGAAGAAAAATGCATATTCTTTTTCTACTTCAGGAAGACCATAATTTGTAAAATTTAGAGAATTTCTTAAAACATAAGTTCCATAATTGATTTGATTGAGACCATTGATCCTTTCATAAGTCCTCAAAGCATCTTCTGTCATATTAAGGCGACTTTTTATATAAGACTCATAAGACCAACTTGGATTAGGAGATGGAAAAGTCATAGTATCATTATAAGGATTATAGAGCATTCCTCCATTCCTACGATTGAGGAGATTAAGGAACCCATATATAAGGGCAGAATCATACCAAGAAGACATATCATTTTTAATTTTTATCGGTATAGCTGTAGCTCGATCAATTTGACTCTTATACTCTAATGGAGTTTCAGTCTCAACCATGTAGTAAGGTTCATTAGTATTGATAGATAAACGCTTTTGAATAGATAAGATTTTATTTGGTTTAACTTCTTCAGTAAGAGATACATCATCTAAAGTTAAATCATTATTATTTACAGGTAAATTTTGTAAATCTTCCATAAATTCTTGAGGAATATTCATATCTAGATAAGAAACGTCTTCGGTGATACGAAGATTACGAAATTCAATATTGTAAATATGTCCATCGGCAACACCTGAAAGATCAATATACCAGTGAATGTTACCATTACTTGGAGCTGTAAATGACATAGAGATTTTGCTTTTTCCAGTTTTTCCATCAGTAGGTTCTTTTGGAAGTTCTATACCACATAAATTACCTACATGCCAGACAATATTACCATGGATGGTTAATTTCCCAATATATTCATTATTAGGATTGACAGTCATAACCCCTTGGTCAGGTTTTTCAAAATCATAAAATTCACGATCATCGCTAATACTAAATGGCACACCAGCGATATTAACACCAGCATTTCCATCATTAAGTTCAAAGCCCGTAGGATTATAATAATCAAAAGAAATATGATAGCGTTTATTAGGTTCTAAATGTAAGTCTAATCGATAATTTTCACATCCACCACCAGTGTGAGTCTCCATATACAATGTATGATTTTCTTGATCCCATCTAGTATTTGTATAATTCTTAATAGCTGATGGGCTTAGTACCCAATTACTAAAATCATACTGAATGTCCAAAGTCTTCGCAATACTCATACTACCAGTCGTTGGAAAGTATGTTTGATCCCAAGCTTTTATATTTGCTGCTAAAAACTTGTCACAAACTAAAACATCCTTTATCTTATTACCAACAATGTTAACTTTAAACACTATTACTGTTTTTTGGCGATATTGTGATAAATCATAGTACGTATCTTGTATTAAGTCAGAACTGTCTTTAAAATTTGGAATGTAAGGAAACGTTTTATGTTCTCTACTCTCAACAAAACCAGTATGATAAAATTTACCTTCATAGAATTCTACATGAGCTTTATCATCTGAAAATGTAAATTTAAATTGATTATGATTATCTGGATTACGTTTAATATTGATCATATAACTAGTATCTCTATTTAAACCCAGATCTCTACTTATTTTATCCAAGAAAAAAGTATCTGTAGTATAAGCAAAATTTTTCATTATAAAATAAAACGGAAATGTCATCATTAAATGATACGGAGTTTTATTGGTAATTGGATTTCCCCAAATAAAGAATAAAAGAAATACATCTGTACTAAATTTATTTCCATTTATTTCCAAATCTACTTGAAAAAGAGTGTTTGCTAAAAGTGTATTGGTATAAGATGAATCATTTTCCTCCAAAATGATTATTTGGTTGTGATTTTCGGGATCAACAATAAATGTATCTTTTGTAAGAAAATTTCCCAATTCATTTACATCAGTAGAATCTTTATTTCCAAAAAATTTTAAAATTTGATTATTATTTTTTTGAAAAATTAGTAAATTTCTGATATTGATAAATGGTATTACATCATTATCAAGCATTTTTAAAGGATTAAGTAAGAATGGTTGAATAGTAATTCTAACTTTATACTTTTCTCCACTCTTAATTCCGGTAAATCTTTTTAATTGACCTGAATTATTTACTCGATCTCTAATTTCACACTTAGAATACAAAGAAGAAATTTTAGTATTATTTGAGTCCAATAAATCGATAACTGATCCATATCCACCATTTTCGAAATATATATCATAATCGAATGCAACAAATATATCATTTGTGCTTTTACTAGTAACAGTCATCTCATAGGAAATAGTATTATCATTTTTATTAATAACGTCCCTATTGTCTATATAATACTTTGTACTATGAATTTCATCGTCATTAGTTTGTGTTCTTGATCCACTAACTATATTTGGTTTCCCATAGTATAGGATACTTTCGGGTGTAGTCACATTATTCATATTTTTAAAAGGAACCTTAAAAGTATGAATATTTTTAGTTTTTGCCATTGCCTGACTGCTTAAAAATTTAATATTTAAAAAATCATTATAGGAGTCAATCGTATACTGTTTAGTGGTAGAATTAATAACTTTAAGACCCATGTATACATCATCCCTTTCTATAGTATAAATAATTAACGTGTTGTAAATAAAAAATATAGGTAAACCAACAATTTGGTTTACCTATATACTTAAATTTCTGGATCCTCTAAATTTTTCACTTTCTGTTGAGTTTCTACACTGAAGCTTTCACTATTCATCAACCAATTACTATCAAAGTAAAAGTTAGTCTTCAGATACAGATTACTGAATGGGTGTCCATCAATGTACGTATCCCAGACAGTATTTTGTTCTTCATTACAGTTGACAACTTTTCCATTGTTATCATAATTGTTACTCTCGTTTAATTCATTGATTAACAACAATTTCTTTAAATCATTACTACTGGTTGAATGATCGACTAACGTATCAAAGTTATCTGATACAATTTGATTAGTATTCTGATGATAATAAGTATCTTTAAAAGATAAATGATCATACTTATATTTATCCAAGATTAATTGCAAGTTAGTATTAATCTGAACCGACAACTCTTTTTCTATTCGACTATTATCTAAATCAAATCCCATATAATCACCTCTTATAAATCATATCCAAATCTAACCATGACATTCTTAATATTATTATGGTTATTAATCCGTATACTCCGAGTACTTAAGATTTCTACATCTCTAACTGGAATTCGAAGATTGTTTATATATACACTGAAAGTATTTGGAATAAATAAATCTCGATCGTTATCCATAGAGAAGATATTTGTTGTTCCTACAGCTGGTTCCGACCAGTAAAAAGTCCTAGTTGATTTTTTATTTAATTGAGTTACTTCTATTTTATCAACTTTTTTGAGATCAATAGCTTCCCGGAATACAATCATTGTTGGTATAGCTTCCAAATTAACATCAAAGTGTGTTTTATCAGGTATATACAACCCATAATCAATATTCGGATATAAAGTTAAACCATTAATATTTATGTCAATATCAGTTGGGTCAGTTATAGTATCAGTGAACATATGTCCTTGATTATCTTCAATAACAAATGGTAGACAATCTATGCTAGACCCATTTTCCATCATCTTAGTCTTATCGAAGGTTACTAATCTAGAATTAATACCCTTATTACAGATTACAATTTTATCACCCGGTTTAATATCTCGATACCCATGCATCAAGACATTAACATAACCATAATCTCGGTCTAAAGTTAACCGATAATATCGAGGATTTAATTGTCGATAGAATATTGAATCCTTTCGAAGAATGTAAGCCCGTAGATCATTAGTTCCATAATCACGACTAATTTTAGCTGGAATACTAAGTCCGAGTGTAGATAACAAGGTTATTTGATCTTCATAGGTCTGATCGATTGTATGCTCATACATGATGTATTGACTATCATATAGATTTCGTCGATAAGTTTCTATGAGAACTTGATCTGATGCTGATAGTTGTGAAGAGAATATATTCATAACTTGTTTGACAGCTATATTTAAATTTAGATTCCCAGACAAATTATCTGTTTGGCGATAAGCTTGTTGATACAAATGTTTCCCATTTATATACACATTAGCTATCAACTGATTCTTTTTATATTCACGATCAGACCGATATGGAATATTGAATGTATAATACCCATATTGACTTTCGTTATTAACTTCTTTCCCAATATATGGTTCTTTATTTACATGAACTTCAGAACCATTCATAATAGTTTCTGAACTAACTACCCCTAGATTATTCAATAAACGATCCTTAGATCCATGTTCCAAATCTTGTAGATAGGTGTATTCCATATCATGACGATCACCATCAGAGGTAATGTATTTGTCAAATGGAATTGATAAGGAGTTAAATTTATTTGTTACTTTAACTGGTATATCAATCGTATCTATAACGTTAGTACTGCTAGGAGTATCATTGTATAGCTTTGCTGTCATCGTAAATTCACCTGGAATCTTCCCAAATGATGTTAGCTCTTTTATTGTTATATTTGGAGAAAGTGGAATCCTAAACCAGTTAAAATTGTGAATCAGACTATTATTGGTGGCGAATATTATACTATTTTTAGCATCTGGAATTTTATTTACACCAATATTATTTGCGATATAAACTTTTTGAGTGTTACCATGATTAGGAATATCTAGATTTAAGATATAGTTTTGATTATTAATATATCTCATTCGGAAGTATACATTATCATTATATAGATAAGCATCCTTTATCCAAATTTTTGGAATAGACTTTATATCTAAGCTTCTCGTAGTTTTAAATAAAGTACTAGACCGATCCTCAATAGAGTATGTTAATTTATCTTTGTAATCTAAATAGAAGCTTTGACTGGATAAATGGTTAACATACATATCGCTTAATTCCATGTAAGTGTTTTTATAGATATTAGTCCCGGGAAAATCAGTTACAGCTAAATCTTGTCCTAATGAGAACGTAACACGGTATGATTTATTAAAGCCACTCTGACGATCATTATCATACTTAAGACGACTTCTGATATTGAGATAATATTTACCCGTAAATGATGGTGATTGCGAATAGGTGATGAAATCCTTCTCAATCAATTTATAATCAATATCCAACTTAGGTTGATCCCGTAATTTATATAAACCAACATTCCCATCCATAGACGCTACAAATAGGACACCTTGATCAGCAATAGTATCAAATGGATAGTTTAGATCCTTAGATAAATCAATAACATGAGTTGAATTGTCCGTCAAATCATAAGCAATTACTTCATTTAAATCATGACTAGCTAAGATATAGTTATCAGCATGCATTAATCGAATAGCTTGACCAGCTAAATTAAAGAGAAATTTAGGTCTAGCAGAGGAATTAACTGTACGGTCTGAATTTAAGAAGTTTGGAAACATATATACCCAACCATTTAGTAAAGCAACAACTAAATCTCGATTTTCGATCAACAGCATGTGGTTTATAGTGTTCAAGTCTGGATACTCAGAAAAGATATCAGAACCTTTATAAGCTACTCCATTCCCTTGTCCATGACCTTCTACATTGAGAGAAATCCCATGTAAATTTCCACCTCGGGAATGACTGTTATCATCACTAGTAATATTAATATCAGTAAGAGGGTTATATAAATCTCCATGATGACCTTTTTGATAAGCATAATCTGGAAGATCAAAAGAATAACTATGAGTACTCTGTCCAGTATTGACTATATCTGATTTAATTATAGATAGTCTATAATAGGAATCATTTTCTCTAGCATTATAATTTGGATGAGTATTCTTATAAATTACATCATCTAAAGCTTCTGGATTCTTTTGCAGTGTTGTGTTATAACCTGGATTTGGATAAAGATCCATTTCCTTTTGAATAATAACCTTAACATCGTCTGGAGTTGTAAAATGCCCATGTATAGCTGTATCTCGATTATTTGGGTAATTTACATTATTTTGCGTATTTGAGTTTTCTGGTGTAAGAGACCATATGCTAATATCATTGAAGGTTCTCTTGTCAATCAGAGTATTCATATATTTTCTATCAGATCTGTCAAGAGAATTCATAAGAAGCTTCTTAAATCCATTCTGATTAATATTTCCGTATTCCCATGAAACTCTTGCATATACAGCATTAGCTGGTATGGTAGTTGATAGCAGATTTATATCAGAAGATTTCTTGATAGGTGTTGAGATATAGTTCTGATTTATATCATAGAAACATACTGTAAAATGGAAAGACTCTCCATACCGATCTAGACTTAATTTACCTTGACCATTTTTACTTTCAATGAAAATATAATCAGTTACAGCTGAATTCACATTGTTATTTCTAACTATTTTTCCATTACCTTCGTTTAATTCTGTATAGACAACATTCTTGAAAGGATTAATCAAGTTATACATATTATCTGATACTGGATTATATAATGATGGATTATCTCGATATCTATATGGAACTAACGTAGTGAAAATTTTATATCCGTTGTTATTATCAGCAGATACTATAAATGAAGCTATAAATGTAGCTTCTTCTACTTCTTTCCGCAATTCTCCAGAATTAACATCTATACTGATTATATATTGATAGTATCTAAAGAATACCTTATTACCAAATATTGTTGGACCACCTTCATCATTGAAATATTGGAAAGCAAACAAATGATTGTAAGATGTAGGTCTTAATTCAGGAGTTAAATCAGTAGGTTTCGGATTTAAAATCTGATCAAATATCTCATTATGAATTCCACTGCTATTTCTAAACGTTGTTGAATCTTTAGTTGGGTCTCCATTAATATAAGTTATATTATCATCATTTATAACCCACATTTTTTCTACTACAGCTTTTTCATTAGCCAAGGTAGCTGTATTGAATAGATAAATGACTCCATAATCAGCCATTACCAATATTTTTCCACCAGAAACAATTTTAACTGTAAATCCCCAATCAACATCACTATTTAATCTAGCAGTTATCTTTTCTGATGAATTTAAAGTCTTAAAGAATTCATAAGTTAAATTATTTAAGACCACATACGTATCAAAACTATAGATAGACGATCTTTCAGATCCAAAACCTTTTTTAAATTGACTATATAATAATTTATATGTGGTTGTAGGTTGGGAGAAGTCCTTTACGACCATATAACCTACACTTCGTTCAAAATCAACTGCAAAATTACTCATTATATGACGTGATGATGATGTTTTACTTACTGCATCATTTGTTAAAATAGTGGCTAAGCCTAATCTAGGTGTTTCATTTAGATCATCACTTAACAATTGACTGAATTGTATAGACATATTATCTATCACCTACCTTTCATATATAAATTTTTACAATGTTCGAATATAAGCACGATAAGCTTTTTCAATATGATCTTTAGCTACGTCATTGATTCGGAATTCATTATTCATATTTCCTTGAACTTGAGCAGAGAAAATCATATACAGGAATTGAGGGAGATAATCCAAAGCTAAGAGAGTACTTTCTCCATACATACGAATATAATTTTCGATTACATCTCGGGTCTTTAAACTTTGTAGATGTTTTGCTTTACTTAAGTTCTCGCACATCTTGAAGAAGTCAGTTGACCAATCATCATCATAGAGATCATGAACTATTTCAATTATTTCTGAAATTGAAGTAGTACCTGTAATTGAGCCATAAGCCATACTATCAACATTCTTGCCAGTATCTTTCATATGAGCGTGATTGAGCAAGAAGAATTTAGTGAGTGTAAATCGAACTAAGTCAGCCCATTCAGTATATAGTGTAATCCCATGCATCTTATCTAATATCCGAATCAAGAGTTGACTATAAGCTATAGCCGATAATCGAATTAATTCTTTATTAGCTAAAATTTTATTTGGATTTGATTGAATATTATAATTGATTAAAGCCCCTTGAAGCAAAGCATAAAATTGCTTAGGAAACATAGAATCCGATTTATTGATGATCCGTGTTGTATCAATAACAATGTTTAATCGTCCATCTTTAACTAAAGGTAGGAAATTAATATAAGTAGGAAACGGTTTCTTTTGCTTTAATAGAATGAAATCTTTTTCTTTTTTAACGTGATTTTGAATTTGAGCCTTGCCAGCTTGAGCTTTACGTTCCAGTAAAAACATATTAGAAGCAACTACTTCATCAGATAAGCGATCTCCATCTAAATCAATAGTATTTAACAGGGAAATAATCTTTTCTCGACCAACTAATTGATTGAAGATCGCTGATGAACTTAAAGATAATTCGTTTGTCATTTATAACGTTCCTTTCTATTATATAGTAGATATAATAATATTGTTGATCTAGCATATTTTGCAGTTTCTTATGTTTGTACAAAAAATTTTAAAAATTTATAACGTCAGATTTATAAATTTAGAAAGTGAGTGTGAAATTATGACAGATAATATTTTACGTTATTATTCATTAGCAGATTTACATTTCGGAAAAGAGGACAATGATCGTTTATATAAGGAGCTTCAACATGGATTTCTAACTCGGTTAAAATCTGATATAGAAGCTAACCAACCACCTCAAATTATTTTCTTTGATGGTGATCTGTATCATCGAATTATTAAGTTCAATGAAGTTACCGCTAGATTAGTTATTGACTTCATGGAAACAGTTATCAAATTAGCTAATGAAAATGACATTCAAGTGAGAATTATTAGAGGAACTAAATCTCATGACTTTAATCAATTAAATATGCTTCGGAAATATGAAGCTCTGTATCCTACATTTAAGATCTATGACACTGTTACTGTAGAAGAAATTCCACTATTAAATAAACCTGATTTAGATCCTTTTAAGGTATTATTCCTCCCAGAAGAATATCCTAAAGATTCACAAGCTTATTATAAAGAGTATTTAGATGTTCCAGAGAATACTTATGATAGCATTCAAGGACATGGGACGTTGGACTTTGTTAATCTTCATCAAAGTTCAGCTAAAAATATTGATTCAGATTTTGAAGCCAATATAAAAACTGCTCCAGTATTTGACACAAATAAATTATTGAAGATCGCTAAAGGAGCAGTTCAGTTTGGACATATTCACAATTATAATGTATATAAGAATCGTGCTTGGTATACAACTTCATATACAACTTACTCATTCTCAGATAGCAATGAAAAAGGTTATCTCTATACGGAAGTTAATGGTGAAGATCGGACAGATATAAAAGTTCAACACATTAACAATGAAGAAGCACCTACGTATGCTATCATAAATATGGATGAATTAAGCTTTGACAGTGTAGAAGATAAGGTTGCTTATATCAATCAAGCTAAAGAAGAGTTTTCATTTGTCCGTATAGATAGTGAAAATAAATCCAATATAGATGTGATTAAAAAGATCACGGAAACGGATTCTTCTATTAAAGTAAAATTAACTGATAAGAAATTTACGGAAAGTAAAATAGACGATCGATATCGCTTCCTCATTGATCCTAAGTCTACAAATAGTATCGCTGAAGATATTCAAAAATTTATTGAAATTTCGACAGATTCAGTGGTAAACTTAGGTTTAATCGGAGAAATTATTAATGAAAAACCATTAGATATTGATAAATCTATTGAGTTATTAGAGGAAAAAGATACTAAGAACTAATAGATTTTTGTAGTTTATAGGAGAAAGGAACAGTAAGCGAATGGCATATATAAATAACATAGACAACAAATTTTTGAATCTACAAATTTCTCAACTTATGTTAAAGAAATTGATTCAATATGCAGTATATCCATCTAAACGGGTATCTAAAAAAGACAAGAGAAATCTTCAAGAATTAATCAATTCAATCTCATATGAAACTTCATATGAAGAATCTCAAGTCAATGAACGCTATTCATTTAAGTTTCTTCGTGAATTAATCAATATGGTTGTAGATGGGTATAGTGACATTGAAGTTGTAGCTAACTATTTCATGGAAAAAGAAGGTAAAATTGATGGATACCCAACTGAGGTACTCAATACTATTTTATCTTGGATTCAAATAGCTGTGGAAAATGAAGGTTTATTCAATGATTCAGATTTAAAGATGATGAGAGATTTTATATCTAATCGCTTGCAATATCTCTTCATATTTAAGTCTCTTCCAGAGATCAATCGATCAGCTGAACGGTTAAATAATGAATCAGTAGATATTAAATCAATCGTTGAAACTACTACTCCATTAATTAAGAAATTAGACATTGATCTCAGACGGTCTAAATATGTAAATGAAGATAGATTCCTTGACACTAGTATTGGAGCTCGACAAAGTTCGGATCGGGATAGAGATTTAGATAGCTTGCAAGAAATCATTCAAGCTTCTCGAAATAAAGATGCTAAATTAATTTCTGGATATAGATCTCTAAATAAAATCATCAATGGTGGATTTGCTAAGGATCGGGTATATGTATTCAGTGCGGTTCCTAAACACTTTAAGTCAGGTACCTTACTAAATATTGCTGTATCTGTAGCTCGGAATAATCATTATACTACGAAGAATCCTAATAATAAACCATGTATTGTATACTTCAGTATGGAAAACTCTGTTGTAGAAACTTATGAACGGTTGTATTCCTTAGTGACTGGAAAGGAATTAGCTGATACTAAAGAAAATTGGAAATTAGTAGTAAAGGCTATTGATGATTACATCAATATCAATGATATAGCTTTAAAAATTATCTACCGACCAGGTAATTCAGTAGATACATCTTACATTGAAGATATCATTGAAAATTGTGAAGCTGAGGGATATGAAGTTATTATGATGGTTCAAGATTATTTAAAGAGAATTAATTCTTATCGTCGTCCTCATGATGAACTTCGGTTAGTATTGGGATCAGTTGTAGATGAATTTGAAGATATTGCTAAAGAACATCATATTCCTATTGTAACAGCGGCTCAGTTAAACCGTGCGGCTTATGAGTTAGTGGATGATCAAATGATCAAGGGAAATAATGATGTGGCTAAATCTTTAGGGACTAAACACATTGCTGAATCAGCTCAGATTATCGAAAACTGTGACTATGCTATCATTATTAACAGGGAAAATCTCTTCAATAGAACTGAGCTGACCGATATTATTCCAAGCTTGAAACCTAAAAATAATCCGTATTTATCATTCAAGC